GTGAGAACCACAGGGGCTCCAACAGGAGCGGTTCCTTGGGGTGCTTGAGGAAGAGTGATAGTGTCTCCGATGGCATAACCTGTGCCTCCTGCGGATACGGTTGCGGAAAGAACGCCGAAGAATTGGTCGACAGCGACCACATACTTCACTGGGGGGCCCTGCCAGAAGGAAGGAGAGCCACCGGTTACGGCTGTAGTGATGGGGACACCCGAGGCGAAGCCTGTAGCGGTTTGTGGGGTGAGCCAACACATCCGCAGGCAGTCGACGGGGTATTGGTATTCATAGGCCCAAGGCGGGGCCGGTTGGCCCTTGGCCCAAAGTTGGGTGGCAGGGGATGTATTCTCGGGAGTACCGGGAACGGAGGTGATGAAGTTCAGGTTGGCGCTACTAAAGGCACAATTCCAAGGAGCCATCCGGAGGAGTCGGCGGCGGAAGGGGACGTAGATGATGTTGAACTGGATTGCTTCGTTGTTGGATTGGGCCGCCAGTTGTGCAGCGGTTATGGTGGTCCGTGACCCCCAAGTCTGCAAGGACCGATTACACATGTCGACTTGGGCGGTCATGGATCATACTCCTCAATAACGGCCCTGTGAGCCACAGCAGCCGTGGTTGGTGCCACCAATGCCGGGTGAGCCGGAGTGGGGACCACCGTTGTCAGGGCCATTGGTGGTGCCATGGTTGGATCCATGTAGGCCCGGGGACTTTGGGTCCATGATGTTCTTTGGACCTTGAGGAGCCGCATAGTTCCGAACGTCTTTGGTGTCACCTGGGAGAACGCCGCCACAGGAGACCCCTGCGGCTTGGGGTTGACGGGAAGTTGGGCCGAAGCCCCCAAGGATATCACGGGCCATTAGAGTTTCCTTTCGATTGTGACAGTTGGGGGATCTCCAGCGGGAGGCTCTGCGGCGCCTTCACCGGTGTCTACCCATTCCTCAGGTTCAGGCTCAGGCTTCTTCGCCGTTTCCTCAGCCATGTCTTCAAGGGCCTTCATCGCTGCATCCGCGAGGGGCTTGAGTCGAGGGTGACCCATGGCCTTTTCGTGAATTTGCAAAAGGGCCGCGACTTCGTTCAGGTCATGACGCATCAGTACTCTCCTTGTGAGCCGGTCTTGTGGCGTTTTTGGCCAATCCCGGGTGCCATGTAGCCGCGGCCGCTGGACCATGGGGTGGCTTTGAAGGTGAAATCGCCGGTGTCGGTGGAGTGGTTGCCGACCTTTTCACCAAGGTAGGACACGGCGCCGGGGTTTACGAACTTGGGCTTTGGCTCGACCTTGGTGTCATACGAGCCTGAAATGCTCGGACGTCCTTGTTTCATGTTCCATTCTCCTTTGGTTTCGTCAGTTGCCTTGTGTGGTCCCATCGATTGAATGGGTCTTCTGCCATCTTGCGACGGACCTGTTCGAACGTTCCGCCACCAATATGGGCCTCTTCTAAGAGTTGCCGGAAGCGGTCGTCACAGCGTTCTAGTTCTTCCATAACATGGCGGGGGACTGGAAGGCCGCGTTCTTCGTAGAGATGAGCGATGTCATGGACATCATGCATGTACATGATGAACCGACGCATCTTTTCGCTCACTTCAGATTCGGCATCCCGCATGTAGGTGACGACGGTGGTAAGCATCTCTCGGACCAATTTCATATTGGCATCGATACGCTTCAGGTAGACTTCAGCGGAATGATTTTGTTCGCTCACTTTATTTCCTTTACCAACGTTGAATTGCTTTGATCCGTCCTGCTGCACCTGTGCCTCCAGCAAACGTGCCGGTGCCTCCAGCAGCGCTTGCACCGACTGTGTAGACTGCGGTTCGCGGTGCGGGATTGGTGATCATAACACGGCAGAGGGCTCCTGATCCTCCTCCACCGCCACCATTTACTGTCGCACCAACCCCTGCACCGCCACCGCCTGCTCCGGTATTGGCCGAGGCATTGCCGCCAGCAGTGCTGAAGCCGCCACCTCCAGCCCCACCAAAGGCACTGGATGCACCTGAGGCTCCAGGGGTATTGCCTTGATTTGACCCTGATCCAGCAGTGCCGCCAATGATGGCATCGTTACAGGTACCAGAGCCTGATATTGTACCTCCGGTCGAGATGTTGCCAACTGTGACTGTACCTCCTCCACCACCTCCAGCCTGATAGATTGGGGATGTACAGGCTGTGCCTGAGATGTTCCAGCATGATGGATTGCCAGCAGTCCCGGCAGTTGCGGCTGTTCCAGATGCTCCACCTCCACCTCCACCGCCTTGGATCTCAAGTTCGAGCACTAGAGGGAATAAGCCATTGCAGGTGGCAGGGGTAAAGGTGGTGTTTGTACCTGAGGTGAACACACTGACGACAGGTTGGCAGTTGTAGAGCCCATTGCTAGCTCCGGGGATGACACTGGAGGCGATGTTGAGATTGGTGTAACGATCAATGAGCCATTGGGCACCGGTTGATGCGGCTCCTGAGCCGGCACCTGTGAAGGTCATACTGGTGGCGCTGACGTTCGCCGGGCCGTTCAGTTGGAAGAAGGCGAAGAATGTCAGGACGTTTGGCATAGAGATGGTTGCACCGTCCAGAAGGACGTGGCCATCCCCGGGCATTTGGACAAAGGCGGACATGTTGCCGCTGACGGTCAAGGTGCCACCGAACCAGTTGGCCGCACCTGCGGGGGTTACTTGGATGTCTACGCCACTTGTGTTGGAGCCAAATTCGATTGAACCGAAGTCGGCTATGCCAGACTGACCTGCTTGGATGAAGGTGTTACCTGTACCTGTGGAGACGAACTTGAATCCTTGAAGGATCGCCATCCCGGTGTCGCGGCCGACATAGCCCGCGTTGCCTGAGCCAGAGACTTGCCAGACGACGTTGGCTGGGGTAGTGGTATCGCCGGTGATTGAGATGACATGGTAGCCAATGATGGGATGGGTGTGTTGAGCGTTGTTTTCGGTGAAGGTCTCAGCAACGTTCTTGCAGGTTGGGCCAAAGCCGTTGTTGTCGATCATGCCTTCGATGATGAGGATACAGTTTTGGATGGTATTGCATGCGCCTGTACCAGAGCCGAGGCAGTCTGTGGCTGGGGTGGCAGCGAAGGGGTTGCCGCCTGAGGCGTGGTTGATGTTGAATAGGGGTAAGGCTTGGACAACCCACCGACCGGGTTGGGTGTATTGCCAGACGTTGTTTTGGTTGAGGAGGTTGAAGGTCTGGCCTGGCCAGAGGATGAAGGCGGTGTAGCCGTTGATGGAGATGGCTTTGCCGCGACAGGTGGCTGCGCCATTGGCCGGGCAATTGGAGTCTTCGTTGACGATGGTTGCTTGGCATGCAGCGTTGTAGGTGGAAGCGGCATTGATGGTGAAGTTGAAGAAGGCGGAACCGCCAAGGGCTACGGTCTTGCCGCAGTCAGTGGTGGCCATAGAGGCCGTACCGGTATAGGCCGAGCGGACGTTGGTGGGGATGCCAGGAGAGGGAAGGATTGCTGTGGTTGCTACTTGACCTGGAATTCCTCCAGCGATGGAGCCGCAGACGGTGTTTGCAGAGAAGACGCCGTTGCATTGGGCCCATCCAGCAGAAGGGACGAGGAGCAGAGCGAGAGCGAGAAGGAAGCGTTTCATTGGAGTAAGGTCCATCCACCTGTTTCGAGGATTGGTTTTAAGAGGAAGGCACCGTAGTTGGAGGCGAGGCGGATTGTTGCGAGGCCGGAGATTAGTTCGGCGCCGAAGGGGTTGATGGTGTAGGTGTTGGCTGCGGCGAAGCCACCGATATCAACGATGGTAAGGGGGATTAGGACCCATTGACCTGGGATGGCTTGCGGGGATTGTGGAGAGGCTTTGGCCGAAGGGAGGTTGATTGTCACCGAGCCGTTGACGTTGAGGGTGATGAGATTGGTCCCTCTGGAGACAGCTATAGTGCCAGCAGCGGTGATGGGAAGCACAGCTTGCTGAGGTTGGGTCACCCAGCCGACTGAGGGACCCATCCAATAGCGTTCGTATTGGCGAAAGGTACCACCTTGGTCTAAGTCTGACTGGGAGCCCATTTCACTTCCCCTTCTTCGGAGCCGGTCGGATGGTGCCGCGGCCAGTATCGGCCCGGTTGAACTCCTTCGCCACCTTCGCGGGGATCCCAACCTTCTTGGCAAAGCTAGGATTGTGAGCGGCTGCGGCCATAGTACGGGCTTGCTTTGGGGATTTGCTTGGCATTAGATCCTCCGTGAGGTCATGCGGTTCTGGACCTTTCCT